TCCGCAAATGACTCAGGCACCGCCAGCCCCGCCCAGCCGCCTGCGCCCGCAACGCCGCGGCAGTGACATCCCGCGCTGCGGCATCTGTGCCAAGCCGGTGCGCATCCAAGACATCCACGGCCACGACACCCACCTCGGCCCTGCCTGCCGAGAATGCGGCCCGCACCTGCAGAACGCCATTCATGCCCTAGAGATTATCGTCATGCGCCGCGGCTAATTCGCCATTCGCAAACAGCAAACACCTTATGTTCACAAAAACCAAAACCATCCCCGCTGACCTCTACACCGTTAGCGAAGACTTCGACCGCGAGGGCGCCCTCGCCTTCTCCCGCAACCAGGCGCCGCCCGCCTACCTAGCCGTTGTCCTTGAGCTGCAGGACCGGATCGCTGACGCCAGCACCTTGGTCGCCGCCATGGCCACCGCCAAAGAACCCGGCTACCTGGCCCACGCCGCCGGCCAGCTCAACGCGCTGCAGGAACTGTGGGACACCCTCGAGCAGTGCCGCACCGAAGCCTCCCGCTTGGAGTAGGTTTTGTGCAATAGTTCAAGCCACGTTTGAACTACTGCCGCCAATGTACGCATCCCGCGACATTGGCCCGCTTAGTGTAAAGCCATGTTCCCGCTCGCACCCTTTCGGGTATAATCCAGCCGCTTTCTCGGTATTTATCCCCGATCGGGAACCCTGTTATAGAAACAACCCTGTATTTGTAACGAAACCTGTAAGAAAAACACCCCTGTTTTTCTTACAAGTCGCCGCTCATCCGCACCGGCAAACCGTTGCAAAACGTATAACTCGGCGCGTGCTATCCTACGCTTTGTCACAAAAACACCGCACAAAAGGTGACACAAAGTGACATCACTTGTGCAGGGCTATAGTCATTTTTATCCCACTTCTCCTAAAGGCTCCAAAAGCATCCCATCCAGTTTTCACATGGACCCATTGCACGCGCCTCTCCGCAAATGTCTCTGCACGCCACGACACGGTAGTCTCGTATAAAGAGACTTCTACGCTTCCCAAATAAAATGCTGGACATTTGTACAGCAGTGTGAGATAATTGATGTATCAAAGTTGAGTCGTGCCCGCATGGCACACCGGTTTGATCGGACTGGCAGACGCTCTGCCTGGTTCCTACTTGAGAGGTTTAAGCTCATGGCGACAGATGACGCGGCTCCGGCCGTAGATGTGGAAGATTTCGACGTTATGTCGATCAGCGAGAAACTAGTCGGGCTAGATGAACTGGCGCCGACCGAAGCTGATCCCAAGACCGACGCCGAAGAAGAAAAGCTCTCTGACAATGACGAGTCGGATGAATCCGAGGCTGAAAAGCCCGCGGAGGAATCCGAAGATGAAGATGCCAAGGAGTCCGAGGACGAAGAGTCCGAGGACGACGAGGACGACCAGCCAGCCCCGGCGCCCGAGAAGATCCAAAAACGGATCGACAAATTAACGGCGAAGCGCAAAGAGGCGGAAGAAAAAGCCGCCACGCTGGAGACCGAATACAGCGCGGCCAAGACCAAGCTCGCCGAACTAGAGGCGCAGGTCAACGAAGCCAGCCGCCCCGTCCTTCAGCCCTCCGCGGAGAACCCGCTGGCTGATGTCGATACCGAGGAGGCGCTCCAGGCCAAGGTCAAAAGCGCGCAGGAAGTCCGCCGCTGGGCACTAAAGAACAGCGACGGCGCCACGGTAAAGCGTCCAGACGGCAGCGAGGTCTATGTAGACAGCGACGCCGTCAAAGAATACCTGCTCAAAGCAGACGACGTTCTGACCCTGCACGCCCCCGCGCGCCAGCAATGGCTCGCCCAACGCCAGCCGGCCGTCGAAGCAGCCAAGAACCTGTTCCCCGACATCTTCACCAAAGGCACCGCGCTCAACACGGCCTACCAAGCGACCGTGAAGCAAGCGCCCGAGCTGCTCAAGCTGCCCCAAGTCGAATACTGGGTCGGCCTCGCCTTGTACGGCGAACAGCAGCTCATGCAAAAGCAAGAGGCCCAAAAGGCCAAGGCCAGCGCCGCCAAGAAAGTCTCGTCAGCAAAATCAGAAGCCAAACTTCCCACACCTGCATCCCCGGTTAGCGCAGCCAAATCTGCCACCAAGACAAGCAGCAAAGACGCTGCAAAACGACTCTACGAACGAGGCGACCGCCAATCGCTGGAAGCCTTCGCCGAGAGTCTTCTTAGCTAACCCAAAAACAGAAAGAACCAATCATCATGCCTGCTGGATCCATTTTCCCAGTGACAGGTCAACGTGAAGACCTGAGCGACGTTATCACTATCGTCGATGCAAAAAACACGCCCTTCGTTTCGGCCGCCCGCAAAGGCTCCGACATCACCAACGCCGGAGTCTACAGCTTCCAGGCCGACAAATATAACGACCCGTCCTTCGACGGCGTCTTGAGCAACGCAGACGTTTCCGCGTTCGACGATCCCTCCAAAAACCGCGCCCTCCTGAGCGCCCGCGGACAGATGTTCCGCCGCGCCGTTAAGGTGGACACGTTCGTCCAAGAGGCCAGCGACATCGCCGGAATCGGCCGTCGCAAACAGCTCGCCGTCGGCGTAAGCAAGGCCCTTTTGGAAACAAAAAGGGATATGGAAAGTGCCTTCTGCTCCGACCGCGAAAGCCAAGAGCAGAGCGGAAATAATCCCTATAGAACTAGGGGATTGTTTCGTTGGGTGGATACGGCGGCGCAAAGTGATTTGCCCGTTCCTGCGGCCTACCGCACGCCGACCGCCAGCGTTGACACCAACGCCGCTCCGACCGAGTCCCAAGTGCAGACGCTCTTGCAGAGCATCTACAGCCAGACCGGCCAGATCGACGACATGGTGCTCCTCTGCGGACCTTCGCTGAAGCGCACCTTCACCGAATACACCCGCTTCAGCACCGGCGCGACCTCGAACGCCCTCAGCATCCGCACGTTCAACACGTCGGCCGAGGCCAAGAAGATCGTCAGCGCGGTGAATGTGTTTGAAGGCGACTTCGGCACGCTGCGTCTGTTGCCCTCGTTGTATCTGCGTCAGAACAACTCCAGCGACACGGCGAAAAACTCGTCCGGTCTGGTGCTCAACATGGACCAGTGCGAAGTTCGCTTCGCCAAGCGTCCGGCCATGCGGGAGCTTCCCGACCTCGGCGGCGGCCCTCGCGCGCTGATCGATGCTATCGCTTCGGTCACCTGCTTGGCCCCGCAGTCCCAGGGCAAGTTCACCGCCAACGTCGCTCTCGCGGCCTAATCATTAACAAGGAGAAACTACATTGAAAACATTCGAGCTTCCCTACGAAACCAAAGCAGCGACTGGCTACACGCACAAGATCGTCCTTGATCACACCGATCTGACGACCGCGGCTGACAACACGGCGCAGACGATCACCCTGATCACCCTGCCCGCCGACACCATCGTCAAGGATGCGGCGACCCATCTGGTCACCTCGTTCCAGTTGACCGGCACAACCGCCTACAACAGCAACACGATCCAAGTCGGCGTTTCCGGCACAACCGATCAGTTGATCGCTTCGCAGCAGATCAACACGAACGGCACGCCGGTCACGTCCCGCCGCTTCGCCGCCGATAATCCGATTGGCTACACGGCGAGCACCCCGATCATTGCGACCGTTGCCTCGATGGCGTCTTACGACCTGCTCGAGCTGAATGCTGGAGAAATCCACATTTTCCTCGCGGTCGTGGATCTCAACAAGATCTAAGTCAGACCAAGTCTTGAATCACCTGCGGCGTCTCCGGGCGCCGCAGCTTTCAGGATGGCCGACTCACTCTGGACCGGCATCGCCAACGACCTGGGCGATGAGATGGCCCACCTCGTAAAACAGGAACTCCTCACAGGTTGGAACGCCAAGGCCGTCATGGCCGGCCTTGAGCAGCAGCGCATCGCGCAGGCCAACGAGCGCCTCGAGCAATGCGCCGTCGAAGGCATCGGCCAGCACACCATGAGCATCGACGCCGATGTCTACTGGGCTTGGGAAAAAACCGAACCCGGCTGCTGGGCTGACAAAGGCTGGCGCGATGACTTCAAAAAGCGCCACCCCGAGACCGCCGTCCACTACACCCCGCGCCGCACCACGGTGCTTGTCCCTTAAATGATCAAAGCACCCGACCGCGACAAAATCTCCGAGATCCTCTCGGACATCGATGAAGCCGACGCCGATGGCAGCGGCTACGTCCAGCGCAAGCTGCGCAACTGGAACACCCGCTTCTGCATCTGGGCCGGCCAGACCGACGACGGTCGCAAGCACCAAGAAGCCCTCGGCAAGCGCCCATTCCCTTGGGACAAGTCCCTCGATTCTCGCGTTCGCTTGGCCGACACCATTTGCCGAGATCACATTGCGATGCTCACGAACGCCTTCTTCAAGGCGCGCGTCCAAGTCCAGCCCGTCGAGTCCATGGACATCGACAAACGCAGCGCCGCGGAAAGTGTGTTGAAATGGCTCCTCTTCCAGCACGTCCTTGATGATCTCCGCAGGGAAGTGCAGCTCGCCGCCAACTTCCGCGAGACCTACGGCCTCGCCGTCATGGCCGTCGATTGGATCAAGACCACCCGCACCGAGATCAAGTCATTCTCCATGGAGGACGCCATGGCCATGCTGCAGGAGTCGCAAGACCCCAACCTGCAAGCCCTCCTCGAAGTCGTCCTCGACCCCGAGCAGGAAGAACTCGCCGCCCAGCTCATGGGCGAAGTCATCCCGGAACTCGGCACCACCGCCAAAGTCCGCCAGTTCCGCGAAAAAGGCTTCGTCGAATGGGAGCAGCCCTACGTTTTTGAAAGCCGGCCCCAGTGGACCGCCCTCGAGCCCTGGGAAGACATCATCTTCCCCGCCCAGACCTACTCATTACAGCGTGCCGCGTTCGTTGCCCGACGCGAGCTAATGACCGAACCGGAGTTGCGCGAACGTGCCGCTGTAGAGGGCTGGGACGACAAATGGGTCGAGCAAGTCGTGGAGAAGAAAGGCGACATCCGCCGCATCTCACTGAACCTCCACCGCAGCGACCAGTTCCTCTACGACCACCAGCGCGACATGATCGAGATCTGGCACGTCTACAGGAAGGAGCACGACGACCGCACCAAGGCCATGCGCGTCACCCGCACCGTCCTCAGCTACCACGTTCCCGACCGCACCGCCGTCCACGACATTTTACCCTACGCCCACGCGCTCTATCCCTTCGTCGAGCTGCCCCGCGAGCGCGCCTCACGCCCCATCTTGGAGTCCCGCGGCGTGCCGGAGATCGTCCAGACCGCCCAGGAAGAAGTCAAAATCCAACGCGACATGCGAGGCGACCGCGCCAGCATAGTCACCCTGCCTCCGCTCAAAACGCCTGCCGCGCGCGGCAAGATGGACCTCATCATGGGGCCGGGCGTCCAAATCCCCGAGCGCCGCCCCGGCGAGATCTCTTGGATGAACCCGCCGCAGCCCGACGCCGGCAGCATCGAAGTCGAAATGTCTATCCGCAACGACGTGGACAACTACTTCGGCCGCATCAGCGAAGCCGTCCCGCCGCAACGCTACATGCTGCACACCCAGGAGCTGGTCGATAGCTGGCTTCTTGATATGAAGCTCTGCCTCGTCCAGACGCTCTCGCTCTGTCAACAATACATGACCGACGAAGAAGTCGCCCGCGTCACCGGCAACCCTAATCTCCCGCTCACCGCCAGCCCCGCCGACATTCGCGGCCGCTTCGACGTGACCTGCGAGTTCGACGCCCGGCTGCTCGACTCCGAAGCCCTCGGCGCCAAGTTAGACTACCTCGCCAAAGTGCTCGTTCCCTTGGACAGCTTCGGCGTCATAGATCGCGCTGGTCTCGTAAAATATATGTTCCAGGCGGTTGATCCCAACCTCGCCGGAATCCTCGTCCAAGACATCGGCCAAGCCACCGCCGCCGAGCAGGAGGACGAGCAAGTCCAGTTCGCAAAAATCAGCGCAGGCACCGAACCGCCGCTCAAAGAAGGCGGCCAAAACGCCCAAGTCCGCCTGCAAACCTTGCAGACGATCATTCAGTCCAACCCCGCCGTGCAGCAGCGCTACCAGCAAGACGAAATCTTCCGCAGCATGATCGACGCTCGCGCACAAGCCTTCCAGTTCCAGCTCCAACAGCAGCAAAACGCAGTCATCGGCCGCACCGGCGCCCAGCCCGCGCTCCAAAAGATGGCGCAAGACCAGCAACTCGGCATGTCCGCCCAACCCGCCGCCTAATTTATAGCGAAATTAGAGAGTTTAGCCCATGCATCCCAACGTCTCAGTCAGAAACATCGCCGGTCTAAATATTCCGCAGCATAACGCCGTCGAGCTGAATTACGTCTCCACGACAAACAACCTTTCCACGGTGGTCTACAAGGAAGGCAGCCAGACTGTCGCCACGCTGACCTTCACCTATGTCGGCGGCACGCCGTCCTCGGATGACGCCAAGATCGCCACAGTGGCCCGCAGCTAATGGCCATCAAGTTCAATCCGCTGACAGGCAACTTCGACTTCACCGGCTCCGGTGGAGGCGGCGGCGGCGCGTCCTACATCGACGGCGAGGTGCAAAACTTCAGCGCATTGCCCACCGCCAACCCGCCGGCCGTAGACAGCGCCTACCTCGTCCGCGAACCCGAAGGCACTTGGCTCATCAACCGCAAGCCCGCGGGCATCTACATTCGCGTTGCCACCACCGGAACACGCGCAACTGACTGGACCTACGCCGGCATTCTGCCGGATGTCTTCAACGACGCGAATTTCCTGCTGTATGACAACGGCGACAGCTCCAAAAATTTAGCCTTCCAACTCTCCGGCATCACCACCGGCACCACACGCACGCTCACGGCCGCCGACCGCAGCGGCGTCAACGTTGTCAGCGACACCAGCGCAGGCAGCGGCAGCGACGTGGTCAACAACATCGTGAGCCTCACCACCGCCGAATACGCGGCCATCGGCAGCCCCGACGCGGCCACGTTGTATCTCATCACCGATCCCTGACCCATGGCCCTCCTGCAAAAAGCCTATCTCGGTGCCACGCCGCTCTTTGCGGACAAGCCGTGGTTTTACCAGAATGAAATCCTCGCGGCTTCATGGAACACTGGCTCTGTCACGCTCACCGCCTCGGCCACGCCGCACACCAAGGGCAGTTGGTCGCAGATCATCGCCAGCACCAGCAATGTGACGACGTTGATCCGATTCTTTTTGACAGGCGTCAACGTATCGACAGCCGACTCAGCCACCCTCCTTGACATCGGAGTCGGCGCATCGGGCAGCGAGACTGTTATAGTTCCCAATCTCGCCATCGGCGGATCGGCGGGATCGTTTTACAGTATTCCAGTCGAAATTCCATCCGGCTCCCGCATTGCCGCTCGCATCCAAGGCGTTCGTGCATCGCAAACCGCCACCATAAGCACCAGAGAGTTCTTTGCGCTTAACGCGGGCGATACGGCAAGCCTCGGCACGACCGTTGACGTTTTGGGCACAGACACTGCGACCAGCACAGGCACAGCCATGAGCGGATCATCCGGCACATGGGTGGAGATCGAAGACAGCACAACCAAAAATTACATCGGCTTCGCCATCGCCCCGTCCACCAGCGACACCGACACTGCATCGCAGGGTGACGCCGCCTACGAGATCGGCGTTGGCGCAGCAGGCAGCGAGGTCGCATTCGGCTACATCCAATTTGCGTTTGGAGCCACTGAAAACTTTTCTCTCCCAGCCGGTAGAAGTCCGAACCTATTTGGCCGCGAAGTCCCCACCGGCAGCCGCCTCGCCATCCGCCACAACATCAGCGCGAATCCCAGTAAATACGACGCCTGCATCATCGCCGTTCCGAAAGTCTGACCATGAACAACTGGCACATCCTCTATAACACCGCAAGCGGCCAAAGTGTCAGCATCGGCACCGTCATCGCCGATCCGCTGCCGAGCGGCATCACCGCGCTCCCGCTCACCGACGAGCAAGGCGAAGGCTTGCAAAACGGCGCTCTCATCTGGGACGCGGCCACCCGCACACTCATCCCCACGCCGCCGCCCAGCGTCACCGCCGAAGAACACCTCCGCAGTGTCGGCCTCGCAGGCGACCGCCAGCCCACACTTTTGTATCTGCGCCAGTCCCTCACCGCCGCAGGCAAAACCTGCGCCGAGCTGGACGCCGTCGAAGCCTACTTGCAGCAGATCCTC